ATACTCTTCCATAGAAATCCGTTGAAGTTGAATATCACGGTTATCCCTATTATGTACTGCTTCTAACACATCAACTGTTGCACTAGAAAAAGCATAGGCAGTAACACTGGTTGTTAAAGACACAGTAGATGTACCAATAGACCACAGCATTACACCACGGTTTTGCCAATCCTGTAATAGCAAATTGATGGAGCGTCTTGCAGACTTAGATTCATGCCCAAGTGTCTGCTCTCCACCAATCATTTCACTTGCTTCTTGAATAACTTCGTCAATATCCATTGAGAAGTTATATGTACCTGACGATGCCATTAGTATAACCTATTCTTTCTCTGCATTGATTGGGCTGTACGCTTTACGCCATTCTTTTTGCCAATAGTTTTCTTCATTAACCTTTTTTTCATAGGTGTTTTTGTTATCTGTTGGCTTATGTTTGAACGACTGATAGACATTTTTAATAAAGACAGTTATGCCCAACCATTCCACCTTTTTTATATTTCTTCATAGAACCACCAGCACTACGCTTATATGTATATCCTTTAGGTCCTGCAGTATTTGATCCTGACATGCCTGTGGTTTGATCATTACCATATGGATCTTTTATAGTTTTTTTCTTAGCTTTTGGTTTAGCCATTCCTGCTTTATTCATCATGATTATTTACTCCCTAATTTTTTATGTGTTTGAGTTTTTGGTGGACTTTTCTTGCTCCCACTCGGACCAGCCCAAAGAACTTTATCAGCCCAGTAAGCAGCAGACATTTTACCTTTTGATATGTTTTTTGCATGACGTGACTTAAACGACTTCCTAGCTGTAGGCGAGTAATTATGTCCATAACCTTTTTGACCAAAGTGGATAAGACGAATATTGTCACCCTCTTTAGCCAAGACCATACCTTTTTTATTTGGTCTATTAGACCTTTTAGGTTTATTGAACCCTGCGAATTTTGTTCCACGATATTCTATTCCCCCTGATGGTAATCTTTTAACTCCCGGATACTTACTCATTTTACTTTCCTATATGTTCTGACTTTTTTTGCGATAGTCTTAGGCTGTTTAACGAATTGTTTTCCCTGCTTAGATCCTTTTCTTTTAGCTGCTGAAGTCTGCGCATATTCTTTTGAGGATAGTGCTTTGATCGCTTTTGCTGGTAAGTAACGCTCACCTGTTGCTTTTGGACCTTGAGTAGATGGTTTACCACTTTTGGTTCTCCACTTTTGTTTTGTCCAAGCCTGTAAACTCCTTTGTGATTTTTTTAATGCCATGCCTAATTCCTTATTATATCATTATATTCTTTCGCTTGCAATCCTTCCATAATGGAACATTAACCAAAACCAAGCAGCAATATGATATTGACACAGTATCATTAATGTGCTAAGTAAAATTATTTCAAATGTATCTAATAAAAAGTATTTCATATTGGTATTATAACATACCACGTGCCTTTAGTCCAACATAAATTACTATACCTAAAAATCCTATTCCTGCTATAATTGCAGCACTTAAAACAATTGTTTCTAATAGTTGTTGTCTTTTCCTTTGTGCTTCTTCTTGTGCCTCTATTCTTGCCTTACGTGCTTCTGCCTGAAACTTTTGCCAATCATTCCATAATCCCGGACGACCAACATATAACATAATTTGTCTTAACTCTTCTTCTTTTTCTTTAATAACTTCTAATGCCATAAACTCTTCAAAGTCATTACCTTTATAAAATGGACTATTCTTTTTATTTGATACTTTTTTCTGTAAAGTTTCTTTACCATCTACAAACTGAGCAATCTGACTGCCTACACTGGCTATGTCACGCCCATTAGATACTGCCTGTTTAATAACTTGGAATGCTGCGTTAGCAGCGGCTAATTCTGCTAACATTTAATACACCTGTACTGAGCCTTTCTTTAAGTATTTAGGTACACAATATGCGGTAACACGATCTCGTTCATCCACCCAATCACGATAGGTGTAGCTTCCATAACGTCTTGACACTTCACTGGCATAGAAGTTGCAGTCCGTAATACTGCGGAAATACATGTCTCCACTAGCAAGGTAGCGGCTTTCTCCAGTTCCGATGTATATAAGTAAGACGAAGACATGCACCATTCCATTATGACTTATAGCCTCCACCTTTTGCTTTGTATTCTTTAGCAAGCATTTGTGCTTTTCGTGCAGACCACTGTCCCGGTGCTCCACCTTTACCACCTGCTTTAATACTTTCAAATAAACGTTTACGCATTGTAGGTTTAGTATAATTACCTGCTTTATTTACAGATGACTTAGGCTGACCACCAAGTGCCAGCCCTTTAGTCTTTCTAGAATAAGATCCCTTACCTTTCTTTGGTTTAACTATTTTAGGTCCATACTGCTTTTGCTCTAAGGATTTAGCCATAGGATTTTTACTTTTACCTGCAGATGATAAGGCAATAGCCACAGCTTGTTTTTGTGGCTTGCCTTCTTTTTTTAGTTTACGAATGTTCTTACTAATTGTTTTAGAAGAACTACCCTTTTTTAATGGCATAGTAATTTACCTTTTTGGTTTACGTGCTTTGCCCCAGCCACGCATTTGACGTGCAACTACTTCAGTCTTTTTAAGTGTAGGTGCTTTTTTAATTTTACCGCCCTTACTCAGTTTTTTCTTTGCATAATTATATGTGCCTTGAACGATCTCACTTAAACCGGGTACATTTCTAGCTCTGCCAAATTGCTTTTCTTGATATTTTCTACCGCCCGGATTCATTACTTCATCTATTGACCCAAGCAAAGTTTTAGTTCTATTTTGTTTTTCTTTAAGAGAACGTCCACGAATATCTCCTCTAAGAATACCACCTTTTTTAAGAGCAGGATTAGCACGACTGCTTACACCTACATTGCTACGATTTTTATTCTTTGCAGCATCAAGAAGACTTTGACCTTTTGCTAGATTACCTTGTGTTCCTGCAATTGCTGCCTTACCTGCTTTAGAACCTGTGCCACCATACATTACCATTAATGCTGCACGTTCTTCTGAACTACTAGGAAAGATATTTCCTTTAGGACCAAAGCCTGTATTTTTACCTGCATCAAAGTTTGTAGTTTCTTTCAATGGAGTTACAGGTGCTGGTTTACGTGGAGTCTTTTGATCAAACTCTTCAGCCTTTGGTTTAGGCATAGGCATAGTTTCTGCTTTACCTTTTGAAATACCTGTTGGTGAGGATTCTTTCATAACCATTGCTGCAATTGCTGCTCTCATTGCAGGATTTAAATTTCTACGAGCAGGACTTGCAGGACGTGGTGCAGGTGTTGTTCCTTTACCAGTATTAGCTTTTGCAGGTGGTCTTATTGGTCTAGTTGTTATAATATTTTTACCTTCTGCTTTAGCTTGACCAGTTCGTACTGGTTTACGTACTGCTTGTACTGGTTTACGTACTGCTTGTACTGGTTTACGTACTGCTTGTACTGGTTTACGTACTGCTCGTACTGGTTTACGTACTGCTTGTACTTTTGTACGACTAGTACTTGTTTGTGGTTTAGGAGATCGAACAGCTTGTGCTGCTTGTTCTGCTTGTTGTACAGAAGAAGGCTTTCCACGAGAATCTGCACCTTTAATTGGTTTAAATACTTTTGGTTCATTTTTTAATGAAGGACGTGATGGTTTTAATTTACTAACACGTTCTGCTTGCTGTGCTCTAGATGGAACAACTCTTGATCCTGCACCACTAATAGGTGTAAATGGTTTTGCTTGAGCAATCATACTTGGAGTAGGATTTTTAACTACCCTTGCATTAGGAAATTTTTTTTGAATTTGTTGAACTGTTTTTGGTCCACCTTTAGCTGCCATATATATTGGTCTACCACCAAGACCTACCATTCTTAAAACAATTGGTGCTAAGTCTAATACTGCTTTCATTATTTTTTACCTTTCATTGCTTTACCATAACCTTTTATGGCTGCTCCACAGCCACGTGGTCCTTTTTTAATTTTTCCACCCTTTTTATAAAAACCAAGATTAGATAGTTGTTCTCCTAATCCACCAAGTATAAGTCCTGCATCAGAATAAAGATCTAACATATATGGAATTTCTACAGCAGATAAACCTGCTGCAAATTTATTAATCTTTCTTTTTTTTAATTTTTTATTAGAAGTTGGAATTGATGTTTTACTACCAGCCATTATTTTGATCCTTTCATAGCTTTACCATATCCACGCATTGCTGCTCCACAGCCACGTGGTCTTGATCCTACCTTACCACCTTTCTTACGGTATGCATATTGTAAAGGATCTGATTTAATTCCTCGTGCTTTAGAATGAACTGTACCACGAAGTTTTTCAATAACTAATTGTTTATTTTTTTCTGCATCTTCATTAATTTTTTTAATTTTATTATTTGCAACTTCTTCCGTAATCTTACCTTCTTTTTTTGATTGATTAACTTCTGCTCTATGTTTACGTGCAAGAGTTTCAATTTTATTAACAGCATTTTCCTGTTCTTTTTTAACTTGAGATCTAGCTTGGTTCATTGACTGCGCAGAAGTTAAAGTTTTAGGTGAAGATAATTCTTGTTTACGTTCTGCTAATTCTTTTGCAGAAGTAGGTTCACCTGCAAGTTTAGCTTTTTCAAGACGTTGACGAAATGAAGGCATCTTACGTCCTGTGCCACGTGCCTTACGAGAACCTTCACCTGCTGCTTCAGCAATCATAGATGCAGGTGGAGAATAACGACCAGTACTTTTTACTTCATATTTGTTACCTTTTTTAACAATTTTAGCCTGACCAGTTTGAACTAAACGGCGAATAGCTTTTCTAGAATAACCTTTAAGGGAAGGATCAAGTTCTATTAATGATGCCGGAACCATATTTAAACTTAGGTCTGTTAGTTTTTCATCTGGCTTACGTTCAACGGTAGACACCATTCTTTTTCCTCTTGGTTTAGGAGTAATACCTTTACGGTTTATTTCCATTTCTTTTTTAATGTCATTAATAAGACGTGTGCGTTCTGCTTTTTGTTTTGCAGTTAAATCAGAAAGTGCGCCTTTTGGTGTAGTCTCTGCACGTTTTTGAGCAGTACCCGGTTTCATTGCAGTCTTCTTTGGTTTAGGTGTACGACCTTCAGCAATGGCTTTTGCTTCCATTGTCTTCTTACGTGTAGCAGCAGCCTTTTCGTAACGTCCTTTACGTCCACGTTTAGCTGTTATCTTTACACCTTCTTTAATAATTTTACTTAATGCCATTGTTAGTTACTCCCCATAATAACTGGATTGTCTGCACCTGCTGGGCTGGCAGGAGTTTCCATATCATCTCGTCTTGTACGCCTTGCTTGATTCTGTAGAGATTGTAATGCTTGTGTATATCTTGCTTCAAACAATTGAACAAGATCAAAGTTTTTCATAAAGACCATTGCTTCTACCATTGTAGCATTAAATAATGCATCATAACAGTAGTCAGAAAAATAATTATTAGGTGTTGCTGATGCAAGAGTTACAGGTCTAGAAACATGTACAACTTCTCCATTAAAAGTAGACACAGGCGTAGGTGCAATAAGAACAGTAGTATTATTACGTCTAGCATAATACTCAGGAGTTCCTGTGCTTGCACTTACAGGCCAGTAATCACGGATGTATTCATCTGTACGTTGAAGAAGATTAATGCGTGTGCCGTTTGCTACAATATTAAAGTTCTTGACAATTCGTGTTCCAGATGGTAAAGTAATGTTATTAATTCCAGAACTTACCGCCACTGAAGTATATGTTACCAAACCGTAGTCATCAAGATCTCGTGTCAGACGTTCTTCTGCACGATTAACCATTTTAGGTATGTACGACAAAAATTCTGAACCATCATTTTCGGTTGCAGCAACAATGTCGTCTACAAGATATGTATAGTTAGCCATAGAAAATACCGACAGTCGCTATAGACGTAGGTGCAGAAACTTTTACTACACCATTAACTTTCATTCCAAAATCAGGTACATAAATATCACTAGCATCTACTGCAGTTGTACCTACAAATTTTAAATTGCTACCTTTAAGATTCCCATATGGATCAGTTGATGTACCAGTAATCAAAAATGTACCAATACCAGAATACGTTACACCTTTGATTCGTGTGTCTGCTACAGTTGTGCTGGTTGCGATATCTAATACCGCACCGCTACCAATGACAAAACCTTGTCTAATATTAGTTGCCATAATATATTCCTTTATTGTTAGTTAGTTAGTTTTATTATTATGTTATCCTACTATTATACAAAAAAAAAGAGGAATACGAAAGTACTCCTCTTAATTTTTTAAAGTTTTTTTGATTACTACGTTTATGCGCCAGCAGAACCGTAGAAACCACGCCAGTCTGACCAACCGAATGAGTAACGCTCACGAGCCTTAAAGCGAAGGTTACCTGTGTCAAAATCAGGTTCCATTTTTGTTTGCAGTGGAGCACGTACAAACATCTTAGTACCATTTGGACAATCGGTTTTAATGAACCAAGCATCTGTATCGGTAAAGCGGCGGTTAACAAAGAAACCACCCGGTACAAGACCTTGGCTACGAATGGCGTTGATGTTGTTGGTGTTAGTTGCACCGTTTGCAGCGGTGGTTGGATTAACACCAATTGTGGTTGACATTGTGCTGTTCAGGATCTGATCAGCTGTAAATGCCAAATCTGATGGGATATGCAAAGACTTAGCTTGCAGACCAATCAGAATACCACGATCATCTTTTGCCTTAGAGATAGTAATTAGTGCGGATTCGAGTGACGCTTCCGACAGATCACCAATTAATCGGTTGCTTTGATTTCCAGCACCAATAGTTGGGTGCGAATCAGAAACCAGAGCAACACCATCACCACCAAGGTAGGATGCGCTAAAGGCGTTATTGAAAACGTCTGCAGCTTTAACCTGCTTGGTGTTAGCCATGGCACGAGCAAGACCACGAGCACGAAGTTTAGCAAACGTGTCATAGAGATTGTCTTCCATAGCTTCTTCTGTTACAGCAAACGCCAACGCCACTGTTTCGTGGGTATAACGTGCAGTGTAACTTTCTTGTGCATCGTCATAAGAAACGGCTGCGCCTTCACCTTTAACAGGTGCAGTGCCGAAACCAGTGAAGAGCACTTCTTCTTCAAACGCACGATCTGAATTTTCAGTTTCAAAAAGCGGTGCGTGTTCATCCGAAACTTCCCCATATTCCATGCCGAAAACAGCATTAAGACCGGGAAGAAGTTCTTTAGCAATACTAGAACGATTAATAGCCATTGTTTATTCTCCCTTAATTAAAATACTGGATCAGCACCAGATGTAGGTGCAGTTACGGTTGCATCATGGAAGTTGTCGGTATGCTGTACGATACGAACATTCATTTTCAGATATGCACGTTCAAAAGCATCAGCAACATCATTCCCCGGTTCATTTACTGAATCAAGTGAACGAACCATCGCAATGGTTGATGTACGACCAGCAGCCTGAACACCATGACCTGACATACCAGTAAAGGTAGAACCAGAACCAAGTGTTACGGCAAAGTTTTGTGAGCCATACAGATCACCAGCAGTCACAGAAGCGTCTGCTTGTACTTCAAATACGGCACGGCTATCGTCAGCAATCATAGCGTAAGCATCAGTAGCAGATGTACCAGAAGGCCAGTACTTGCTCCATCTTTGCTCACCATTGGCTACATAACGGCAACCCATAAATACACCCTGTGCTACTTCGGTAGTAGTAGTGATGACTTCCACATTCCCTGCATTAATACGGACAAGATCGCCAGTAAAGATGTTAGCAGCGTAAGCCGAAGCAATTGGATACTCATTGGTAGCCGAATTGTTGACATTACCTGCTCGTTTGCGAGAAGGACGGAAGCCGAACAGTGATTTAGTTGTAGTCATTGTTTAATCTCCCTTATTAAAAAAATTGCACTTCAAGCACCTTGTCCGAATCTAAATTAATCTTGAAATTTAGGTGTTCGTCCTTTAGTAACTTGAGTTTTACTATTGTTACGAATTGGCATCCTAGAATCATTTTGGTTCATAAGTTGTGCATTAACTGCATCTACCATTTCCCTACTTTGATTTTCAAAATACCGTTGACGACTTTCTGCCTTACGAATAGGCATTTTTGCTAGAGCCAGATCTCCACGACAGACTGTACCCTCATATCGTCCGTTGTCCTTCACGATGGACGAATGCTGCATCTCAGGAACTTCTTCAATTCCGACAAACTCCCAACCTTCTGCCATCTTCTTGCCGATATTATTGTAATCTTCTTGACCACGAATAGTCATTCTAATCCAACGAAGTTTCATTCCTTGATCGACAAAACGATTTGTTACAGATTCTGGGATATCAAGAAGACTTGGTTCACGATATTCATAATCCATTTCTCTTGTGTTAGATTCCCTTGATTCAGCACTACGTGATGCTGTTGTTATATTACGTGCCATTTTTAATTCCTCCACGCTAATTACTGTTTATAAATTGAAGTGTACTCACCATCGGCTTGTTCCACTTTCAATTTCTCAGCTGCATATTGTTCCAGTGGTATTCCCCATTTATCAGCCAATCGAATGTCTTCTTTAGACAGTTTGACTTTTTTGTTAGATGAAGAGGATGTTGAAGTGCGTGATGCTCCACCAACCACTTGGGCAGGAGATGACGTTTCCTGTTGACGTTGCGATTGTCCACCTTGAAATCTATCTGGAAATCGTTGCCGAAGTCTAGAATCAATTTCTTGGTAAAACTCTTGTTCCGAAGGATCATAACCCTCGCTTTTTAGTTCATTGTCAATTTCCAGTGCAAGAGTTGTCATGACTGAATCTTGACCAAACCAAGCATTACGTCCTGCCCACTCTACCGCTAACCTATCATATTCTACAGGTTGAATGTTTTGAGTAGCAGTTGCTGCAACAGGTTTTTCTTTTTGAACTGGACGTTCTGTTACAAAACGCTCTTTGTTCATACGAAGCATAGTTGCTTCATTCTGTGCCTTAGAAAGATAGTCTTGTGCTTGAACAATTCTATCTGTATCACCTGATTCAAGAGCCTGACGATATGCATCTCGTGCAATTTCAATCTGACTATTAATATTTGTTTCAGCTGTTTCAAAACTTTTTTCAACTGAAGTTTCAATTTCTTTTTGTTTATTTTTCAATTGTTCTTCAAGTTCTTTTTGCCGTGCAATAAGTTCTTGAATTTGTTCTTCACGTTCTTTCTTTTGGCGAACTAGTTGGCGAATACGTTTCTGTGCGCCAGACTGTTGTTCTTCCTGTTCAGGTTTTTCTTCTTCTATGTGTTCTTGAACTTGCTGTGTTGGACTTTCAGTTTGTTCTTCTTCCTGTCCTTCAATTTCAAATTCAATTTTTTCTTCCTCTTTAACGGTATTGGAAGTATCTACCGTAGCCCATTCATTATTATCTTCGGACATTTATTTCTCCTTTTTAACGTCACATGCGAAACTGACGGATTACGCATTGTTTATATAATACATTATTTAAATGTAATATACAACAGCCATATTAAATTTTTTAATTAGAAAGATTAAAAGTTGGATCTAATTCTGTTGGATCTTCAACAACCATAGAAATTTGATCATCAAACAAAAGGATCATTCGTATCCCTTTGTAAAAAAACTTTTGACCTGTGTGTTTTCCATAACAGACATAATCTCCCACAGAACACCAAGGACCATTCGGAAACTTTTCTTTATCATCATAGGCTGTGTCACCAATTGCTAGGACTTTGCCTACAGTTGTAAGATAAGCAATGTCATTCTTAGTTGAATCTGGTAAAATAATACCACCCTTAGTCTGAGATTTTACAGACACAGGACGTACCAGAATATGATAACCGGGAACTTTAGGAAGAACTTTTGGATCTGGTTGTTCTACATCAGAGATCCATTCGTCATTCTTCATTGCATTTCCCATAGATACTACTTGCATAATTACTCCTCTTCATTATCTTCATATACCATTG